ACTTAAACCTAATGCTCTGATCCAACATACGTCGTACATGGCGTTATGAAATATTTTAATTGCTGGTGTACTAAGGACCCCTTGAAACCATTTTAAAACTTTTGCTCTATCCATATTACCACCACCTTCATGTGCTATTGGATAATAACCAGACCAATCATGAACAGCTATTGCTACTCCTGTTACATCACCTCTTTTGGTTACATTACCTGACCCCATTTTTATAAGATCTGGATCTTTTGTTTCTAAGTCAATTGCAATCTCATCATACTTAGACAAGTCTGGAAATGTTTCGGGTGGTAACCATTCAGTCTGTGGTGCAAAGAGTGGCTGTTGTATCATTTATCCTCCATAAGTTTTTTGATTTCTTGATTAATTATATTCAGATCCCCTTCAGCCAGATACAAAGTTGCTTGTACAACACCTTTTAATTTATCTCCTAGTTTACCAATTCCTTGGTTACAGGAATAACAAATCCAACCTCTAAATTTATGTGTGTCGTGGTCATGATCTACTTGAATGCTACCATAATTTCTATTGTTACCACGCTTCTTTAATTCTTCTACTGTTATTCCACAACATTGACAATAGTCTGGTCGTGGAGGTGCATGAAGTTTTATATTGTCTAAAATTTTTCTATGTTCATTTGTACAATCTCTACAAGAAGAATTTCTTTTGTCTTTTCCATAAGAAGCAGACCACCAAAAAGAAAACTTGGCCACAGGTAAATCTTTTTTACAAGTGTTACAAAACTTTACACCTTTTTCAAAATCCTGTTCAAAGACTGGATCATTTTTTTCATCAAATAAACTTAGCTGGGTCATTTAACAATACCCCAAGAATTTTTCTTTTCTTTTATTTCTTCTTTCACTTGCTCAGGATAGTCTCTATCAATTGCCATGTCAATATAATGTTTTGCTTTTAACAAATCTTCTTTTTGATTTTTTTGTTTATGCCTACACAAATATTTTATGGCATTTCCTTCAGCGAACGGAATATTATTTCTGTTAATAAATTCTGATGGCTGAATGACCATAGACTTATAGTGACTCCCTCCTACCTGCTTTTTATAAATCTCGTCGCTCACATAAACCACGCTATAGTTAAAAAACATGACAAAAATACTGCCATACTAAGTTCTCCCATTATTTTCATATTTTGTTTACATCCTCTGCAATTACACATCATATTATATATCCTTTGTTTGCTATTTTTGGTTCCACTATATGCAAGTTTTCCTTTGTTCGGGTTGCTCCCACATAGTACAATCTGTTTTCATCATCTGGATTTTTTTCATACCCTTCCATAGTAGTTTTAGTAAGATCAGTTAAAAGAACTACGTTTTGTGATTCCCCACCTTTAGCGGCGTGAATCGTAGACAATTCTATTCTTGGTTTTTTATTGAGAGATTCTCCATTTGCTCTCATTTTTCTTAAATAATTAATACTTCTTGTTCCTGCATCATTAAATGCTTCAAACCAAACTTTGTTAGTTTTAAGTCCGTGGTCCGTGGTCAATTTATCAATGCCATAGAAAGAACCTTTCACCATCCCTTTTAATTTTTTCTTCTCTACATTATCTTCATTCATGTAACTGTAGATTTTTTCTATTTGTTTATAAGATAATAACTGACCTTGTCTTAAATGTTCCCAGTCAGTTGCTGCTTCTTGCATATCTTTTTCATAACTTCTTTTATATCTATTCTCGTAATACCAACCTCTTCTATATAAAGTGTCTTCTATTTCTTTAAGCATGTGTTTAGTTCTACCTAGTATTAACCATTCACCAGAGGACATATCTATAGACTCCACATCAAAATGACGGTGTAAACTTCCTTGATTGACTTTAGGTTTCCAATTTTTATCTATTCTATTTCTAACTCTATTAATTATATTCATAGCTAATTGATGTACTTTAATAGGTATTCTATGTGATTGTATTAGAGGAAGATTAATCATTTGATCTTGCAAAGCGATAAAAGAATCTACATCAGCACCAGCCCATTTAAAAATAGCTTGGTCATCATCTCCAGCGATAAAAGTATCTTCCGCCTTGTCCCATATAGTTTTAGTCATATCCCATTGCATAAGAGATAAGTCTTGAGCTTCATCAACAAAGACTACATCAAACTTAGGAGATAGATCTGATTTTATAAAATTTAAAATCATGTCGTTAAAATCTATTAAAGCATATTCTTTTTTATATCTTTGTAATTCATTATATATAATGGTTAATTTATTTCTCTCTAAGTCTTGAGTATGTTCTCTTCGATCGAACTGTTGCTCCGGTGTAATATTTCTCAGTTGAGCTAATTGAATTATTTGTAGATATTCACTATCACTGGTGAATATACCATGGTCATGACTATGTTCTGCATAAGCTACCGGGAATCCTAATTTTTTTCCAAGATCTTTATAATGTCTTGGTTGCATAACCTGATCTTTTTTAAGTCCAAGTTTTCTAAATGCTAGTGAGTGTAATGTTCTAAAGTAAGGAAGATCATCTTCTGTAAGATTAAATTTTTTAATTGCCCTGTCTCTTGCTTCGTAAGCAGCTTTCTGAGTAAAAGCAAAGTATCCTACTCTATCAGGATCTGTTTCTTTTAAATAATCATCAACCTTATTTAATAGTGTTGTAGTCTTACCTGTGCCTGGTGGTCCTAATACTATTGTTTTCAAAACACATCCTTCGGTTTTAATTCTTTTTGAACATACTCTTCATTTTTTTTATCAAATTGTTTTACTACAAAGACTGATGTTCTATCTCTACCTATTCTTTTATCTTCACAATTACATGCTTCCTTTAACATTTGTGCAGTACGTTGATAGTTAATGTCCCACCTTTGTCTTATTAAAAATTTTGTATAAAACATATTATAAACAAAATGGTGATAACCACCGCTTGTCCATACTCCACCTAATTTAAGATCACTCATTTCAGTTCCTACATGTCTGTTTAAACAGAACTCTTCTAAATGATTTTGTAATTGATCTTGTGTTGTTACACCTTCTGGTGGTTCTACTGGTTCGTGATTCTTCATTAATGGATTAATAATCGCATCCCAATCTTTAGGTTTAACTGTTGGTGGTTTGAAATCCAACTGTTCCATACATGCTTCTTGAAATAAGTTTTGTTGTTTTAGGTATTTAACATTTTCTAAGTATAATCTTTCTCCGTCTACGTTTAGATAATAATATGGTTTTTCTAATTTAATCTTTTGTAAATCTGTTAGTGCAGGAAATACAATCTCTTCTCCAATTCCATACTTACGACTTCGACATAATTTTTTATCACACAAGTTACACATAGGAATGTCATTACATTTATATCCCCAATCTTTTTTAGCATGTTGATTCTTGACTATATCTAATTCATTTTCAGTTAATGGTGAGACTGTTGCATCAGCATTAAACATTGTTAATTTTGTTTTCCACTCTGCTGGCCATTTCTTTTTTGCATACACAGAGAAATGAAACATTGCATTATTACGTCCACCATTTTCTGGAATTTTATTTATAGCCATTAATTCTATGCACGGAGGCCCGTCAGAAAATTCTGACTGAGGCCTCTGTACTTTTATGGAACCAACATCTAGTTGTTTTACATTATTATAGATTCCATAAAATTCTTGTAAACTTGCTGCGCTACCATCATCTTTAAATGCATATCGCGTAGTATCATCACCATTAAAGTATGGTAAATTTAAAAAGTTTCCTGTGTCGTCTGCTGATTTTAATTCTATTTGTTTTGGGAAGACTTCTGATCCTCCATATCCTAGTAGTGTTTTTATCTCGGTAAGTTTGTCTCTCATTCTTTCTGCTGATACCGCTTTTTCTGAGAACAGAAACACGTGAGCGCCTCCGCTCTTAGACCTACATACTATGAGTGGGAGATTGAATTGTTTTATTTTATTAATTAATTTTTTGTGATCAAAACCTGCATAAGAATCTATATCTACACATCCCCATACACATTGATTATCTTCGTTTATTGGAATAATTCCTAAACTTTGGGTGCCATCTAAATGTTTTGTCCAAAGATCATCTGTAACTGGTTGTCTTACTACAAAAGATTGTCCTTTAACCTTTTCTCCACTACTATTAGAGGGACCAACCTTAGTGCAACCATGCGCTCTTTCTAAACCTTTAAATATATTTTTAAATTCTATCATAAATTTGTCTTGGGCGTTTCCACTCTCGCTTCCACGCCCAATCCTAGGAACTAACTTGCGTTAGTGATTAATATGGAGAATCCTGTTTAGGTTCCTCAGATGAATGTTTAACTTGCACTTCACCTTTGCCTAATCTTTCAGCAAAGCTCTTTGCAATATTATAAACACCTTTATCTGTGACTGGTCCTACTTTAGACACTTCCCATCCAAACCATGTTCCTTTGTCATTAGACATTTGAACAGTCTTTAGATTATAAATGTGGCTATAAGTTGGCGGCGTAAATAATCCATTCTTACCAGTTAGTTTAATCCCCATCATGATTGAGTTCCATTTTCTACTAATTTTTAATTGAGTAGCTTTCATAGAAATCAAAGCAGTTTGTGGACTATCACCTAGAATAACTACAAAATGATTTGCAGTGTTTTCTAAATAATTACCATTTGGTAAACGATCTTTGAACGCTTTATCTCTAGTAGTCGTGCTCACAATGTCGCTATCGGCAGTGTGAATTGCTACTGGAGAACCTTTACCCTCACCTCTGTCTTGCCATTCTACGTATTTTCTTTCATAGAATACTGGCAACACATCTATCCCTTTAGCTCCGTCAAAAATTTCATTTGTGACAGTGTTGAGAATCATGCCAGGTTCTGCACCTTCGACATACTTCCCATCCCTCTTATTAACTTCAGGAGATAGTTGTCCTAAGACTTTCAGGAATGGTAACGCAAGATCTTCCTGCGTCATATTCTGAGAGCCAGCATTTGCATCTGCTTCGAAAAGATTCGTAGCTAATGCACCTGCATTTGTTTTGGTTGTTACATTGTTCATGTTTATTGTTTCCTTTTTATTGTTGTTTTATTTCCAACAAATATGTTGAAAATTTCCGTTGGCATTTCTTTACCTGCCTCTAAACGCTCACGGACTAGCGCTTTAA